GTAAGCATCCGTGGAGTGCCATACCTTGGCACCGTACCAGCAGCCGCAGTCGCCGCATTTAATCTTGTTTGAAAGATGCTGACTCCGCTGTACCGTGTTCCCCTGCTGCGGGTTCTTTTCTCCAGTTCCTCCTGCACAAGGTCGAACACCGCAGGGCTTATGATTGCCTCGTGGTTTCCCTCAACATAGTACTGCGGCACCTCACCCTCGTTCTTCTTCATCTTATGCTGCAGAAAATCCACCGTGAACGCCTTCTGGAGGAGCGCATCACCTTTATATTTCTCATTCTGAAGCATCCTTCTTACGGTCTGCTGATTCCACTTATCCTTGCCTCCCGGACTCTTTATTCCTCTGTTGGTAAGCTCCTGCGCAATGGAGTGCGGTGTCATACCCTCAAGGAAAAGACTGAAGATAAGCCGCACGACCTTGGCCTGTTCCTCATTCACCACAAGTTTCCCGTCCGGTCCTTTGTCGAGTCCCATGAAACGGCTGTATGCAAAGCTGACCTTGCCGTCCGCGAATCTCTTTCTATGCCCCCAGGTTACGTTCTCCGAAATGGATCTTGATTCCTCCTCGAGCCAGGGACGACATGATGGTTATCAGAAGTTCGCCCTTGGAATCTAATGTATAAATATTTTCTTTTTCAAAATACACCTCAACGCCTCTGTCCTTCAGTTCCCTAACCGTTGTAAGACTGTCGACCGTATTTCTTGCAAATCTTGATACCGACTTGGTTACGATGAGGTCTATCTTGCCGGCTTTGGCATCGGCAATCATACGCTTGAAACCTTCCCTCCGCTTGGTGTTGGTAGCCGATATTCCCTCATCCGTGTAAATGCCGGCAAAATCCCAGTCATCACGGCTCTTGATGTAATTCGTATAATAATCGACCTGCGCCTCGTAGCTTGTAACCTGATCGTCATGATCTGTCGATACTCTGGCATAACCCGCCACCCTGCGTTTCTTAGTGGTGTTAATCGGTGCTGCCGTATATTTGCTTATCGTAGCCGGTATCGCTGTTACTTTCTTCGCCATTCACTGCCACGCTCCTTCCTGAGTTGTTTCATCTTCTCACTCATCTCTTTTTTCTTCTCCGGGGTCCACCGCTTTGACTGAAGTTCCCTCATATGCAGCTTTTGCTTCTCACTGCAAGGATGGCTTACCCTGCTCATGGTATACTGCCTGCTTTCAACCCTGCCGTCATTGAAATAAAAGACGAGCGTCATATCCTTCTCAACATCTATGTGGTCAATCTGCTCAAGGAACACGCTGTCATCAAACTCATCAAGTCCGAGAACCTCAGCCGCAATAGGTTTGAGCTCATGTTCTTTTATTCCCGTTCTGCCGCAGCCGTTGTGGTCACCACATCTCCAGTACCAGACCTTTCCGCTCTTGAGTCTTTGTACCTGCTTACGGAAGTTGCATCCGCAGTCGGTGCATTTTATCTTCGTAGTAAAGCAAGTGATATCGTCTCTCGTCACTGCGTGAGTTCTGCGGTAATCCGATGCTCTTTTTCTGGCCGCAGCTGTCCATGAATCCTTCTTGGAAGTGTTCTCCCAGTCCCGGGATAAAGATGTGCCGTCTTTGAAATGAAATATCATGGTGCCGTGCTTTGGAATGCTGATGAAGTCAACCCTCTCCGTAAATATATCCTCGTCAAACTCATCAATACCCAGAGCCTTCGCGCATTCTCTTCTAAGGATTGGCTCGGGTATTTCCATTGCCTTGCACGCTCTGCCCTTAACCTTGCTTGAGCCGCATACCCAGCTTATCAGCTTGTCTCCGCGTTCGGATAACTTTGCTCTGTTGGTGCGTGTGTTCCGCATAAAGCTTTTTCCGCAGCTCTCACACTTTATCTTGCCGGTGAAGCATGTAATGTTAAGACTTTTATTGGCAAGCGGTCCGAGTTCCCTGCGCCGCGCCATCTCCTCCTGAACATATTGAAATGTCTCCATATCGATAATCGGCTCGTGCGTATTCTCAACAAAATACTTCGGAAGCTCACCCTTGTTCTTGCCCGTATGCGTTCCCGGCTTATCCGAGTATGTCTTTTGCAAAAGAAGGTTTCCTGTGTAGGTTATGTTCGTTAGCACCACCCTGATATTGGAATCCATCCACTTACAGCCAAGCTTTGTGGTGATGCCTTCCTCTTCAAACTCCCGCTCCGTCTCCAGGCGCGACTTCCCATTAAGGAAGTTCTGAAATATCCGTCTGACAATCTCCGCCTCCTCGGGAACAATCTGAAGTGTATCGCCTACCCATGTGTAGCCGAATACATCCTTCCTCCCGTAAGGCTCGCCCTTTTCAAACTTCTTTTTTACGCCCCACTTTACATTCTCTGAAATGCTGCGGCTCTCCTCCTGTGCAAAGGATGCGAGGATCGTAAGCATCAGTTCTCCGTCGCCGCTCATAGAGTTAATATTTTCCTTCTCAAACCTGACCTCGACACCAATGTCCTTTAGGTGCCGCACTGTTTCGAGAAGGTCGACGGTGTTCCTGGCAAACCTCTGAATGCTCTTGGTAAGGATGATGTCTATCTTTCCTTCCTCCGCAGCCTTAACCATATCCTGAAATCCCTGACGTTTCCTAATGCTCGTGCCGGAGATTCCGTTATCGAAGAATACCCCTGCATATTCCCAGTCCGGATTCTTCTGAATCAAATCGTTGTAGTAACTTATCTGTGTCGACAGCGAATGGTTCATCCGCTCGGTTTCCATAGATATTCGGGCATATGCCGCGACTTTTTTCTTCTGCCTGATAACAGGTACAGTCTGCTCGACCTTTATGACTTTACCCAATTGTCACCACGCTCCTTTCTGAGTTTCTTCATCTTCTCGCTAGTTGTCTGCCTTCGTTCTGGACTCCATGTAAAACCGGCTCGGTGATTCTTCTGATGCCATTCAACCGTCTTTTTCCTGCCATTCGAAAATTCAAATGTAAGGCTCTTGTCAGCATCCACACTTATCCGATTTACCTTTTCAGTGAAGGTCACGTCATCGAATTCGGCTGTTCCAAGAACCTCTGCAATCAGATTTCTGATGTCATCATCCCGTAAGTTAAATCCCTTGCAGTCCGGACAGTTCCAGTAGGCCTGTTTGTAATCGCGTTCTTTACCCTTCCAGATCTGCGAGCGGTAAATAAAAGGTCTGCCGCATCTTCCGCAGATAATCTTCCCCGAAAGCACCGATATATCTTCGCGCCTTGTCTTCAGCGGAGATGCTTTCCTGCGGATAAACTGATAGTCCTTCGTGGTTCCGTTCGCAAAATTAAAAGTAATTACATCGTCCAAGCCAACCTCAACGGAATCTACCATCTCACTGAATGCCTCGGGAGTGTACTCCTCCATTCCCGTAAGTTTGCAAAAGATATCCTGCAGTTCGTTTTCAAGAAGCGATGGTGTCATGCATTTGCCGCCGGGTTTCTTGCAGCTCCATGCAAATGTCCTTCCCGTCTTAAGTTTTGTGCTCTGCCTGGAAAATTTACATCCGCATCCTTTACAGATAATCTTCTGTGAGAACTCATTCCTCGTGATGTTCCTGTTTGCGTAAACTCCAAGCTCCGCATCCCGCCTGAGCCTCTCTCCGGCTTTTTCAAAAACCCCTCGGCTTACGATTGGTTCATGGTCATCCTCGACATAGTACATTGGCTGCTCGCCGCGGTTCTTAACCATCCTGTGTTCAAGCGGATCTGCAATGAAGTACTTAAGCAATACAAGGTCTCCGATGTAAACCACATTGCTGAGCATCCTGTAAACCGTGCATGCCTGCCAGTGATTTCCCTTCTGTCCGGGGATATGCTCTGCGTTCAGGTTCTTCGCAATCATGCGGATGGGTAGGTCTTTTTCCGTGTAATCATCGAAAATCCGCCTCACGACCTCAGCCTGTTCAGGGATAACGATGAGCTGCCTGTCCTCGCATCTGTATCCGTACGGTGCCACCGTATTTGTCATGATGCCCTGCTCCGCCTGCTTCCGCTTCGCCCATTTGATATTCTGACTTGTGGATTCCGACTCAGCCTGCGCCATCGATGCCAGAATGGTGAGCATCAGCTCTCCGTCCCCGCTCATGGAATCAATATTCTCCTTCTCAAACCGCACGGAAACACCGAGGTCCCTGAAATGCCTCACGGTGTTAAGAAGGTCTACCGTGTTCCTTGCAAAGCGGCTGACCGACTTTGTAAGAACGATATCCACCCTGCCTTTCTCACAGTCCTCAATGAGCCTGACAAAATCAGGTCTCAAATCCGAGCGTGTGCCGGTGATTCCCTGATCCGCATAAACCCCTGCGAACTCCCAGTCAGGATTCTTCTGAATCAAATCATTGTAGTAGCTTATCTGTGCAGAAACGGAGTGTAAGAGCTTCTCGCTGTCCTTGGATACCCTTGCATAAGCAGCCACTTTTTTCTTCTCCGGAAGCGCCGGAATCTTAGGCTCAACCCTGCTTATCTTAGCCATAAAATCACTCCTTTCCGTCACTATACATCACTCTTTACGCCTTATTAGTCAACGATATATCGGAGAATAATCCGCCGAAAACAGGCTGATATTTTTCGGTGAAAATTGTATCAATCTCACGATATTCCTCTTCCGTTATCAGCCCTTCTGTGAGCATGTTTCGGGCAACGGACATGGTGGTCTGATAAAGCTTTTCATTTTTGAATTCCTTATCACTCATCGCTGCCACCTCCGAATCTGTCGCGGATATAACATTCATGACAGCAGTACTTTCTGTGGCTGTTCCCATACACCTCGAACTCCTTACCGCAGCCCGGACATTTGTATGTGTACATTGCATTACGCTTCATCCTATCTGAATGCTCATTCCACCATTTGCTCCGGCAGGCATCGCAGCAGAACCTTTTCTTTTTATGGCCGAGAATGTACTCCACCCGCTTTCCGCAGTATTCACACTCTCCGTATCCTGCCACCTTGTTTTTCTGCTTTATATCAGACACCGGCATATCGCCGTTAAGATTATTGCGCTTGCAGTAAGACTTTATGGTGTTAACCGAAATCCCCGTCCGGCTCGCTATTGCTCCGTACCCGTTACCCTGAAGGCGCAAGGTCATGACCTGTAACTTTTCTTTATCCGTCATATCGGCTTCTCCTTTCCGAAGGATTCCTTCCTCCATATAAAGGGAAAAAAGTTCACACCCATTCGTCGGAGTGTTGAGAACCGCATAGAAACGGTGTCTTATTACACAATTTTAGACCGAGATATTTGTCAGGGATTTCCACAGAAATGAGTTGCTATAAACCGCCTTCAGAGTGATTAATACACTACCCCGAAGGGCATCGGGAGAACAAAGGAAAGGAGGACTTGCCCATGTTTACACAGAAGGATATTGACCGCATTGACCGCAGATATTTCAGAGTCATCTTTGCCGGCTGCTACGGCATCACGCTTCAATCGAAGAACACAAAGCACTGCTGGTACATCACCCATGAAGAGTACGGAAGCTACAGCGGCTGCAAAATCTACCACACCCATCACGAAGGCACCGCCTATCACGAGCACGGTCACGGACGGACGCTGAAGTCCTGCATCCGGCAGATTCAGGGACACGACGAGTATCAGTTAACGAAGGACGCCAGAAGGCGGCAGCTCGCAAGAGACCGCCGCAGACAGGTAAGAGAAATGGAAACAGACGTATTTATCGCAGAATTTTGAAGGAGGATTCACCTATGAGGAGCAAAAAGATTAAGGTTCAGTATTCAAGCAGATCCACAGGCGGCAGCTACTATCGCCCGACCAGGTACACCGCTTACCCGAAGATTCAGATGGAAGGCAAATGGCTCGAAGCCTTAGGCTTCAATGTCGGAGACAGGCTGAATGTGGAGTACGAAGAAGGCAGGATCATCATCACCCCGATTGCCGATGAGGTCATGATGGTTGCAGAGCCGGCAGGGAAATATAACAGCGGGAAGTGATGGAATAAGGACTTTCCCGGAACGCAAAAAAAGCCCGTCAGCATCCGTAAGGATACCGACGGGCAACAATACTAATTCAAATTTTAAACCGCTGTCTTACCTGTACGCCTTCTCAAAAATCTCCAGATAGTCCGCGTCGGAAAGCGGCAGCGGATCTGCTGTGATGTCTC